GATAAATCTGTGGTCTAGGCTTACTGAGATCAACAGTACGGTAAGGAGACCAGTTTTGATAATCATCGTCAGATCTACGAATATTCATCGTAGCTCCTACTTTATCACCTACAATTTCAACTCTATTGTAAAATTTACGTTTAGTAAGTCCGTTATCAATAATAGAAGTTACTGAACGATAATAGATAGGAGCACCAGCATCACTGTAATAAGTATCAGACATGGTATACAATGTACCATTATCATCATCTAATACATAATAAATACCGTTGTTTCCTGCATAATAGCTAGGACGGAAGTACTGTTCAGCATAGATTCCTGGGATTCCTGAATCAGAATCTCCAATAGCATACATAGTCCACTGAACCCACGCTTGTTGGGAAATGTCATATACTATTGTAACATTTAAATCATGTAATGTCAATACATAAAATAGATGTCCATTGAATTTAAATACGTAAGCAATGACGTATTGTAAGTTACTATTACCTAAAATACGGTCAATGTACTCATCAGATACTTTTGTAGGGGCTACACCATCTAGCATAAACACCCCAGTACCTTCAGCCTTGGAAGAACCAATCCAGATAACTGATTGCTCGAAAGAGACAATAGAATTACCGTTAGGACACCCAATTTCAATACGATAGGAAGGTGCTGGAGATAACGGAGAACCTGTAGGGTTTGCAGCGTCATAGAAGAACTCTAAAGACCATTGACCATAATCAAGGACATAGTTCAAATGCTTAGCAATACCTGTAGATTGATCTGGCTCAGCTTCTGCTGTAACATAGTCTAAAGGATTCCAAATAGCAGGGTTTCCTACGTTACTAGTATAAACACGTCCACTAGGTGTGCTAATGACCACGTAGGAGTCTAAGAAGACTGCACCAGGGTTAAGGCCGCCTGTAGGGAAAAAATTCAATACAGCCGTTCCTGAAGCCCCTGCTCCAGTACCGCCTCCACTGTCTGCAAATGTAACACTAGGAGGTGATGTATATCCAGAACCATAGTTAGTCATGGTTACACCAGTAATAACACCGCCTGTAAATTGTACAGTTCCTGTGGCAGTTGTACCACCTGCAGGAGGAGCAGAGAAGGTTACTGTAGGTGCTGTATACCCAGTACCGCCTGTGCTAACAATAACATTAATAACTGTGTCGTTAGTAATTTGAAAGAAAGTTCCAGTAGAGCCGTTTAACAAATAACCATTAAGCTGGTTATGTAAAAACAAATAACCATTGTTTAATGTTTGAACAAAATAACAAGTCTCTATAGGACCTGTAATGCTTCCTACAGTACTTGTTGCATAAGTAGTAGGATCTATTTTATATAAAACATTGTTAATAACGGCATACAAATAACCGTTAAAATAACACATTCCTTGTGCTTGTGCGTCAGGCAACGCAGGAGAAGTCTGAGCTATTTGTAAGCCAGGTCTTTTAACAAACTCAACAGAGCTTCCTTTGCTTTCAAAGTATCCATTGACACATTTAGAGTCAGTTTTCAAATCACCATTACGAGTGGTAATTTGCTGTACTAAAGGAATACGTTGTGTTGACATTAGTTAGCTTGTCCAAAAATAACGTTAGCCATGCGAAGGTCTGGCTGGAAGAACGAAGAAGTAACTTCAACATCCCAGTCATTGAGACGATCACGATACGCACCTGCACGAGCTGCAATCTCTTGTCTACGACTGTCAATAACACCATACTCAATAGCTAATTGGTCTGCTAAGCCCCATACTAAAGTGTTCATCCACTCGTTAGGAAAGTCAGGAATCTGTGAGCCAGTGTTGATGTCATCCATAGGCTGTTGAGCCATGAAATGTAACTCATAGTCTTGAGATGTATTAGCGTCTGGTGTTAAGTAAACATACATGTTACCGCTATTCTTACGAACGTTGTAGTACATGGAGTTACTGATACCAGTAGAGAACTTAGAACCTAATACGTTGTACTCTTGCTGGCTGAGCATCTGAATAGGTGTGTCAATCATAGGAGACACAGAAGTATTACGAATCCATCCTTGGATTACTTTTAAAGGCTTGTCAGTATCTAAGTCAGTCAAAGGATTCTGAGAAGCAGGTCCAATGCTATAGACAGTTTGATTCTGAACTAAAGGCAACACAAGCTCATTTACTTTCCAAAGCTTTAAACCCTCGGTAGCAAACTGCTTAACCAAAAGATTCAAAGCTAGAGAAGCATTTGCAATCGTAGCCGAATCAGGCACATCGCCAAGTTCAAGAACACCTAGCTTACGCAAAGCAAGCTGAATGATCTGGTCACGACTAACGGTAAACGTACTAGACATGCTATACTCCAAACATAATTTTAATTGCTTTATCCAGACCAATAGTCTGAGCAATGACTACAGCTAAAGCACCTATTGCTAAATACTTTATTTGATTGAGAGATTTCTCAATGCTGTGCATAGTTGTTTTTAAATCAATCGAAGTTTCACGTAACTCACGAATGTCATCTTCGTGATTATCTGTTTTAACTTCTAGGCGAACAACACGGTTCTCTAATCCCTCAGACATTAGTTACTCCAAGTTGCCACAGGCTGCTCTGGAAATACCGCTAGTGTCGTAGGTGGAGTAATTGCAATGTTACGTACTTGACTACGATAGTTTAAAAACTCAACTTGATTAGTAAGATACGGATTAGAGTACTGTGGGTTATTAATATCTACCGTAGCGGTCCAATCGGTAGCACCTAATAAATACTGTGCTGTTTGTTTATTCTGTTGCTGTATTGTAGTATATCCATCTGGTTTTGGAACAGGAGGAATAACAATAAAAGTACCGTCTATGTAATACCAACCTGTAGGCGATACCGAAGGCGGTTCTTCTGAAATTATGTAAGCACCAGGAGCAGTGTCTTTAAAGATAATGGTATCTGGTGTAGTGTAATAAGTACCATCGTCAGTAATAACACCAACAGCTATAACAACTTGATTACAAATTAAGCTACTCAATTTATTGCTCCCTTAGAATAATATTTAACGACCTGACCAGCGTATATAGAAGGACCATAAGCTGAAGAAAATAATACAGCTTGATTTGCATTTGGACTTGCTACAGCAGGGGATTGTAAAGCTACCCCAAAAATATCTAAATAATCCCCAGGGAAAGAGCCGTTGCTAGGATTAATATTGAGTTGATTATTAGTAATAGTATAAGTCGAACAATAACCAAAAGAAGACAAACCAAACGCTCCTGTCCAAATAATCCCCTTAGTTGAAGTTAAAGGAATTATAATTGTAGAGCTAAAGTTTGTAGCCAAAGATTGAAAATTATTTTGAAAATATACAAAGTTTCCTGCCTGTGCTATTGCTCCTGAAGAAGAAATATCTAACATAAATAACATATTATCAAATGTAGATGTTGGAGTAAAAGGAGAACCGTAAGTAGAGGCTACAATAATTCTAGTTGAGCTAACTGCTGTTGTATAGACATAACTACTTGAAGGATAAGTAGTAGTTGTATTAAAAGTACTGCCCAACGTAATTGTTGTACCAGAAATTTGTAATGTTTTTGTAGTAATAGTCGTTGTACTGACTACATAAGTTATTGTTGCTAAAGTACTTGAAAGTCCAGAACAGCTTACCAAACCGCTATTGTTAGTATCTACAGAAAATCTAGTTCCTGCTGTGATTGTACTACCGCTAACAGTAAAAGCTATTGCATATTGCGTAGCTGAAATAATATAACCAACAATACAACTTGTAGAAGATAATGCACTAATTGAGGCATAAGGAGCATTTCCAGAAGTGTCTAAAACAACAGGAGTACCAAGACTTATAGTACCTGCAGAATATGTAATAATTACTGCAGTTAAATAATTTGTACCTGTTGCTCTATATACTACTGCTGCTTGTGTACTAGACAGTGCGGTAATAGATAAAGGATTTACTGGTCCTGCACTATTTACTAATAGTTTCTGTGTTAAGGTTGTTCCTGTGCTTGAAACTGTCCATAAGTTTGCGTATACGCCACTACCAGCAGAATTATACTCATAACTTAAATTAATTACTAAAGATGAACTCAAAGCTGCTGCTGTGTTTTGAGTTTCATTCCACTGTTGAATATAGCTACTTTGTACAACATACACAGTTCCTACCGAGCTGATTGTAGAGCCACTAGCAGTAATTACTTGCCCTGTATTTAAAATAGAAGCATCGGCAGTAGACGCATAAGCAGTAGATGCACTAGGGGTGGCAATAGCGGGTGACTGGAAAGGACAAACATAAGAACTATCTAATGATAATGTTCCAGATAAAGCATTAGCACTTCCTTGTGTAAGAACTCCTCCAATTACTGTAAATGCTCTTGCACTAGCAACGGATGAGCTGTTTTGATAAGTTACTATTCCACTAGTAGAAGACAAGGCAGTAATTGAGCCTCGTTGAGCATTAGAAGATGCTATAGTTTGTTGCGATACAGAAGTAACAACTGTACCTGCTACAGTAAATGCTTGTAAATAATTAGTATAACCATCAGTAAAAAAGGCAGCAAAACTTGTAGCACTTAAAGCCGTTAAAGAAACAGCATACAAATTATGAGCTGCTGGGCTAATATTAATTGGCGTATTAAGAGTAATTGTAGTGCCAGAAATTGTTGCAGTAGCTGCATTTGTTACGTTAGTGGCTGAGTTATAGATTAAAGCTATTTTAGTAGCAGATAAAGCTGTTATTCCTACTGGAGTATTAAGTGTTCCGCCTATAGCATAAGAAGAACCTTGTGATAATGTTGTTCCTGAAACCGTCAAAATACTTGCACAGTTAGTATTGTTTCCACAAACAATAGCTGCTGAAGTAGAATTTAAAGCTGCTATCTCTAACCATATACCATAACCTGACCCTCCTGCTCCTCTAAGGGCAAGAGGGGTATTAACAGTAATTGTAGTGCCAGAAATACTAATGGTAACTGCTGTAGGTGTAGCACTACCAGTTCCTCCAAAAAGAACAATTCCTAAGGTTGAGGACAACATATCTATTGAAACATATTGTCCACTGCCGTTTGAAACTAATGTAGGAGTGCCATAAGAAAGAACACCTGAAGTATTTGTAACAACAACTGCATACAAAGAGTATGGACCATAGCCACTAGAATATAGCTGAATAGCTTGTGTTGAACTAATAGGTGCTACAACTTTTCCATATAACTGATTATAAGGTGATGTGCTGCCATATAAAGTAGGAGTACCTACATAATCAGTAGTAATTTGTTCAGTAGTCCAACTACCAGCAGCAGATCCTGTAGCATAAGCCCAAGTATAATAACCAGCTCCAGGAGCTACAGCAAATAAATATGTACCTGCGTTGTCATAAACAATAAGACCATAAGAGGTACTAGTGTTTTTAATAAATGCCCAAGTTTGACTTGAAGACAAAGTATTAGCTGCAGGGAGTGTTACAGAAATATCTGCAGTAGGTTGGATAACAATGTTGTTACCCATATTAGTATTAACTAAAGTAAGGTTAGTTGCTTGGCTTAAATAGTTAAGAGTTCCTGCACCACCAGAAGAAGGAGCTTGACTTACCCAGCCAGTTCCGTTACTGGTTAAAACATTTCCAGAAGTTCCTGGTGAAGTTATTCCTGTTCCTCCGTTACTTGCAGGTAATGTTCCAGTGACTCCTGTTGTTAACGGAAGACCAGTAGCATTAGTTAAAGTAATTGATGTTGGAGTACCGTAAGTATTTGCACCAGTAAATGTATTAGCTGCGTCTAACTGTGGAAAGTCGTTCAATACAACAGCAGGTAAGCGAAGTTCAACTTTATCGCCTGCTGAGTAAGCATGTGCAGTGGTATTATCTTGGCCACGTACAATAGTCATCACGTCACCTGAACGTGCTGTTACTTTTACAATCTCAATTAAAGTACCTGTGGCAGCATCTGTTAAAGTGATGTAGAAAATGTTACTTCCTGTGATCGTAGGAAATAAAGTACCTTGTCCTGTCGTAACAGTAAGCGAGGTAGCTACGTTTGTTATTGAAGATGCTAATGTTGCTGCTGCGTTATTTGTAAATAATATTGTCATGTTCTACCCTAAAGTAACTGTATTCAATGCTGCTCCGTTAATGCCTTTAGCCGTGATTGGAGGTCTTGGAATGTAAATTTTTATTAAAAGTGTTGTTACTGATGAGACTGCCTTAACTGTTTGATAATTTAATAATCTATAAACTTTTAGTAATAGATTTGTGGTACTTTGAGAAAATGTTTGTAACCATTGACTTTGAGTAACATCAATAAAGTTATTAGCTGGCTCAGGTCTTGTCCAAGGAGGAGCTTGATAATCTGCTACTCCTCTTACAAAGTCTTGAGGCTGTCTCGGCTCAAAATCTTGTTCACATACTTTTAATCCATCCCACCTCTGACGTAAATCAGAGGCACGCATTTTTCTACCGCACACATCACAAAGTACAGACCAATTACCCCTGTCATAGCGACTAAAATAACTCATAATGTTCCTTTAGATACTTAATAGCAGCTTCTAAAGTTTTAATATTATCTTTAGCATAGCCAAGCATAGAGTTACAAGCACTACAAATAAAACCTCTTATTTCTCCTGTGGTATGACAATGATCAACTACTCTAAATGTTTCGGCTTTGCATATTGTACATTCACCAATTCTATTATTAGCATATACAGCAGCTTCTTCTTTAGTTAAGTTATACTTTTTAACAAGCATTTTAATCTTGTCTTGCTGTCTAACTTTATCTAAATTTTCAGTTCTCCACTTTTTAAAGTCGAGATTAGAACAGTCTTTACAAGCACTTTTATACCCAGTTGAGTTCTGTTTATCTTTAGAAAAGCTACTCAGCAGCTTTATTTTAGAACAACGAGAACATTGTTTTTCTTCAGCTACAATCATACTAAATCAGCACTGTAAATGTCTAGATCACCTACACCAACATAGGTATTACCTAGTGATGTGGTTATAGTCATTTCTAACCTATAAGTAACTTCGCTAACACCATTAGCAATCCTTTGTGAAGCAGTCTTATTAAAGATCACTGGAGTACCAATAACAATAGCTGACGGATTATTGTCAACTCCATTCATCACAATAGCAATGCAGGTAGCTGTCAGGATAGTCTCTGACTCCAGCAATACTTGGCTAAAGTCAAAAGTAAAGACTTCTGACTCAGTAGTGATTTTGTAGGAAAACGATTCAGCCATTATTTATCCAGCCTATTATAACATAATTTTTAATAAAATACAACTATTTTTTGCCTTTTGTCATAATTAAAGTCAATACCTTAACTATCTTGATCTTTAGCTTTTTGCTAGGCACAATAAATGTATGTAAAGGAACTGCCCCATATATAAGGACAAATTCATGGAAAAGCTTAGTTAAAGAAATACTTACTGCTTTTAACACCTTATTTGTACTTCTAATTAACGTGGTAACGTTTGTAGCTACATATCCTAAACTCTTAGTTATAGTTCTTATAACTTTAGTAGAGGTATTACTGGTTATATAGAAGAATCTATAATATACAAAATGCTTTGCTAAAGTAGCTGTCTCAGTAACAGTAGCTTTAACAGTCTTAGCTATAGCCCTAATAATACGAACTGAGCTAGTAGAAGTTGCTTTAATAGTTCTAGGAATCTTCTTAAACAAACTAGCAACGTTTGTAACAGTTGCTTTAAAAGTCTTAGAAATACTTTTCTTTATTTTAACTGTAGCATAAGCAGTAGTTACTAAGCTTACTAAGTGAGTTGCAATATCTGTTAATACTACTAAGACGTGCTCACTAATAATAGATAAATGCTTGTTTATAGCTTTTTTAATTCTAACAGTACTTGTGCTTGCTGTTTTCATAAGCTTAATTGGAAGCCTAACCAATTTAGCTACTGCAGTGCTTGTTGCTTTAAAGGACTTACTTATGCTTCTAATAATCTTAAAAGTAGTTGTAGAAGTATATGTAAGTTTTCTAAATAATGTTAATAGTCTTTTTAAAGTAACAGAAGAAATACTTGTATACTTAATAAACTTATTAACAAACTTAACTAACTTAGCCGAGGAAGTACTCAGATAAGTTAGTAGTTTGAATATTACTTTTGTCTTGACTAGTCTAGCTGTTGAAGAAACAGCCGTAGAAGTCAATGTTTTTAAATGTTTGGCAAGGCTAGTTAACCTTGTTGTAGTGGTGGAAACATACGATAGCGTCTTATTAATAAAGGAAGCATC